AAGATACCTCTAGGGTCAGAGAATCCGAATACGTATCTCTCTCTAGCTTTGTATCTTACGTTTCCTGTATCGAAGTCACCTTCCATTGAAGTTTTGATAGGTGATCTTACGAAATGCTTAAGACCGTTAGGAACATCTGTTTTAATGAAGAACTTCTTCGTAGAAGTTAAGTAGTGGTTAACTACATAACCTTGCGGAATCATTCCCATTGACGCGATTGCGTTAATGTCATTATCAGCTGTACCTACTCTACCTGCAGACTTCATAAGTCTTTCAGCAGTAAATTGAAGCGCTGAAGGAATTACTAATTTAACTCCTTGTGCCGCAATTTTTAGGCCTCTTTCATCAGTAAACGCCGCGATGTCAATCAACGACTGTTCTAATGAAGTTTCGTTAAGTTCAGCAGGTGTTGCTAACTCGTTAGCAAAAGTTCCCGCTAAAGTTGGGTGGTCAGTAGCGCAAAGCTCTTTACCATCACCACCAGCGAATGATGAATTGAACGCGTTGTTCAATACAGCCGCTGCTTTAACTTGCTTCGTGTTTGCCATAGATCTTGCTAACGCTTTTGTATATCTAGACGCAAGTCTGTCATACAAGTTATCTTCGATAGCTTCTTCTGTGATTGCAAACGCTAATGCAATTGTTTCGTTAGTGTAACGAGCTGTGAAAGTTTCTTGTGCATCATCGAATGTTACACCTTGACCTTCTGGTTTTACAGCTGCATTCGCGAAACCTGATAACATTACTTCCTCTTCGAAAGCTCTGTCAGAAGTTTCTGTGTCGAATATTTCTGCATGCTCGTTAGCATATTGTTTGTACTCAAGTCCGAATAGTGCATTCAAACCTGGTTCTAGTTCTTTAACTAGTTGTGCTCTTGATATTGCCATAGTTTATATACTCCTATTCAATTATTGATACAAATTACTTGCAGAGTTAAATGCTACAACAACGTTCGCACCAGCTGCAGTTAGATCATTATTGTCTGGATCATCAGCTGATCTTACTACTCTGAACATTTTAGTTTCAGCAGCAGAAGTAATGTCTAAAGTTACAGTAGATTGACCGCTTGAAGCGTCACTCGCAGTAAAGTTGTTAACGTTAAAAGAAGTTCCGATGTTTGCTTGTGTAACAGCATCATCCGCTTTAACAACATACTCTTGTTGCGGATTGTCGTTTACAAAACCAATACCATCTGTACTTCCTGTATTATAGTCAGTTCCAAATGTAGTGCTTGCCGCTACTGAATTTGAGAACACTGGTTTGCTTGTTGTGTTGTCAATGTAAAAAATACCGTTGAAAACACCTACAAGTAACGCATGAGAAGCATTCGTGTAAGAAGCTCCACCTGTTCCTGTATCATCAGTTGTAGCAAAACTTGCATCTTGTAAATAACCTTGGTCTCCAGAAGAATCCTGAAGAGATACTGGGTTATTTTTAAAGATACCTACGCCTAGTCCAGACTTGACTTTATAGTTTGATTGTCCCGATGTTGCCGGAGTATTTCCAAGCGTCGTTACAGTTCTTAAACCAAAGCCAGTTGTACTTGCATTTGCCATAGTTTTTTTCCTTATTGTTAAAAGTTAATTTAATGGATAGGAATCACTAAATAATTAGCTTTTCTTTGTACCACCAAAAGTTACGCTAGATGTAGATTCATTTCTGAATTTCATCCCAGCTTGCCTTTCCTTCATAAGATCGTTGTTAATGGCTTCTTCTTTTTCTTGAGTCTTCTTATTATAGTAGTCCTCAATTTGAAGTGCGATCTCTTCCGGTATCCTTGCCAGCAAAAGGCCACCTACTCCAATTACTCCTGCGTATCTACCTTCAGACATTTGTGGATAATCTTGATCCGGATATTCATCAGCTCTCACTAATTCGTATCCTTCTCTTAAAGATGCTGCAACATTTTTGGTATCTTGATACCCCATTGATTCAGCTCTTATCCACTGATGTCGAAAGCCTTTTGGCGCAGGCGGTGCATCGAGTGAGTTGGGTGGAGTCCATACTTTTTTGTGAGAAGTTTTTTCTCTAGTTTGGCTCGCACGTGAAGTCCTTAATTTATCATTTTCCATATGCCTATACTCCTTCCGTGATTTTTAATTGTTTAGCATAATCTTCGAGTGGCACACCTAATCTTTTAGCGATTGCTACCTGTGATGATGTGAGTTTCACAGTTTTTTTGCGTCCTGTTGAGGCTGAACGTTTAGCCGAAGCTACGTTTTGAGCAGGTTTTGCTCTTTCC